ATATGGTTATAAGGTGGTTAGATTCTAATATAGATGATACTGATGACAAATTTTATTTAGTTGCTCAAGATAGCGCTGACTTAAAAGAAAAAATAGAATTAGCATTAGATTCTAAAACAACCAAAAGAGAAATAGAGGACGGAGACTTATGATAAATCAAGATAGACACAATAAAATATTATATTTACACAGTATCTGGTTAAGGGAGAATGGATATAAAAATTGGAAAGCGTGTGAGCGTGCAAGCAGAGAAGTAAAAAGGGGGTCAGTATCAGTACCAATTGCAAAGCAAGGTAGTTCGTAAGCCACCCCCTAAAAGGTTTTACTATTAATGCATTTGATTTATACGGTAATTTACGATAAAAGTCAAGGCTATGGGACTACCAAAAAATCTAACAGAACGACAACAAAAATTCGCGGAATTGCTTGTATTCAACGAAGGGCGCAAGAGCCCAAGCGAGTGTGCTTATGAAGCAGGATACAAGACAAGACCTAGACAGGCTGCGAGCGAGCTACGGAATCCAAAATTATCACCATTGGTGGTTAAATACATTGGTGAGTTGCGAGCAGAAATACAAGAAAAATACGGTATCACATTTGAAAAACATTTGGGGGAACTAGCAAAGCTACGAGAAGATGCACGAGCTAAAGGTGCTTGGTCTGCTGCAATTAATGCAGAAATAGCTAGAGGTAAAGCAGGTGGTTTGTATGTAGATCAGAAGTTAGTCTTATCAGGCAATCTAGATAATATGTCAGAGAAAGAATTAGAATCTAAAATGAAACAAATTTTAGATGATCACAAAACTTTAATTAATATTACCCCAGAAGAAGAGATAAAAGAATCAATAAAAGAATCAAACCTTGATAGTGATTCAATTCAGAAATAATTTTACTATATAGTTTTCTTGGAAACTTTTTTACTAAAGCCCACTTGTTTATAACTGGTTTGTATTCCATTAGCATCTGGCCCTTTCCTTGGTGGAAGCTGATCCCATTTTACATTAGGCATATTCTTTGTCAACGTAGGATTAGGTTTTTTATTTTTCATTTATTTTTTCCATACGTACTATACACCCTTTTGGAAAAACATTTCTATCAGAAAACAATTCATCATTAGCTTCATAACTTGCAAAGGTTCTAACATTCTTTTTATCTTTGTTAAGTAAGTATGCGTGAGTTATCATTTCAGATGGCATAAAACCTTCTGCTGTATGTAAGTCTGCGTGCCCGGAATCTCCCGTGATATCCAACCACGTGATTTTATAAAAGTAGTATCTCTTCTTCTTAATGACAACAGATTTGTATTTAGATTTTTTGAGTCTTTTCATAATTTCCTTATACTATAGGGGAATTTTTAGGCAAAATTGTTTTTACAAAAACCAAAAATTCCCTCGCGCGCCGAGTACATTTTAAAAAAGTGTTGAATACCAATGCTTATTTGACTGTGCCAGACCAAAAGTGCAAAAAAGCTAGTAAATACGCCATTTGTGCCAAGCTGTGCCAAAGCCCTTGGCACACTATTATTCGCTAATACCAACACTTTTAAGCCAAAATAGGGGTGTGCCAACTGTGCCAGAGGTTTTTTCTTATCACTGAAAAAAAAATTTGCCCTAAAATTCCCCTTATGTGTGGCACAGTTTAGAATGGTTCTAAAGTTTGTATGCTTTTGTGCCATTTTTCACTATTTTTTTAACACCAGCGCCTTGAAGTTCTAGTGTAGCATAGGATTTCCAGGCCTTTCTAACCAGATTAAGCTCTAAAATAAGGTTAGACCACTGCTTTGGTGATATATCTTTGCTTTGTATTATTACTTTTTTCATAATTTTATAGGGCTTCCACTCTCGCTTCCACCCCATTCCCCGAGGAAATCATTTACGGTACGTAGTAGATTGTAAATAAATAGTTCTTGGATCCTTCTTTAACACTATACGCCACGCAGAAGAACTATTAACCTTACTTATCAATTTACTTTCCTGTAATTCTATTTTACCAATCTCATTAAGACCACCTTGATCATTTTCCATATAGATAAAACAATCTGATATAGCTGTACCTTTGTTGCCATTGGTAAACTTACCTAGTATCTGTTGTAAATCTCTTAATCTTAAACTCATTAATTTAACCTATCGTATGTAATTTTTGGATACATCTGCTCATATCTCCTTGCCACATTTTTGACACCTTGATACCACTTTTCCTTCCACATCGCTTTCATCTCTTTGCTTTCAGCTTTATGATAAGCGTTAGCTATCTTGTCCAACATTGCTGTTTCTTTTTTCATAGTATTCATCAACCCTCCTCAAAAAGTTATGTTTATATTTTTGGAATTCTTTACCTTCAATAACAAATTCCTGGTAGTAATTATCTTTACTACACATCATCACCACACCTTTGGTAATCTCTGTTTTATAAATGAAATTGTGAGCCATTGCATAAGCTGCTAACTGCAGGCAATAGTCTTCAATCCACTCTCGGCGCTTCGGTTTGTTCGTTTGTTTAAAATCTATAATAGCATCACTACCCTTGTGTACCCCAACAAGATCCGTTTGGCCCGCATACAACCCAGGATAATACAAAGTACATTCTGTGCCGTAGTACTCCGGAACATTGCATAGACCCTGCTCTATGACCCTTACAGCCATATTATGGGCCTGTTTTCCAACGTTTGTCTCATCCAAATAACCTTTTTCCAGGATATACATCTCAAGAATCTTGTGCATCGCGGTCCCCCGTGCAGCAGACTCATCCACGATCCGCGTCGCGTTAGCCTCTCCCATCTTCTCACGCCACCTTTTTAATCCTTCCTTCTTCTCGGCCGGTTCAGTCGCTGACAATATAGTCGTAACACTTGGTAACTTTTCTTTATCATTAATATTATAATGACGTTTACCTTCAATCGCTTCTCGTACCGTTTTTGGATAGATAAATTTATTATTTCTTTTCATTTACAATATACCTCATTACAGTAGTATAAGGATTAAAATCATAATCCTTAACACACCCGGTTAATAATATTAACATTACAAAAAAAATTTTTAACATCAATTTTTAATCCACATTTTATAGTGTTCAAAGTTAACTACATTATCTTTAACAACTTCTTTAGGAATATTAGTATAGTGTTCAATGACCTGTTGTATCTTACCGAGTTTGGTATGCGCGTAAGGAAACAATAGACAACAAACTTTAAACGCATCGCGGAACGTACAACGCCAACGATATTGTTTAAGATAAGGTGTCCCGTCTACACGTTTACCCTTAACTGTTTTAGGAGTTAGAGTCCCAACACCCAACACTTCGTGTAGCCAGATCAATACAGATTTATCAGTCATAGTAATTTCCATCGATAGTCTCATTGAATTAGATAACCTATAACCTGGTTTACCTTTATGTTTTTTCTTCTTCTCAATACCACGTCTGATATGAATTGAACCTTCCCCATCAAATAATCCTGCGATATAAGCAACGTCTGTATCGTTCAACATATCATTCATTGAAGCGTGACTTTCTTATCACCTTCTAATATTTCAGCAATTTCTTTTCCGGTTGCGCCTTTAGGAATAGTATCAAAAGGCTCAACTAATAAATCTTTTAATTGTTTAACGGTTGCATCTTTGTTGACAACTCCATCATTAATTAATTGTTCATATAATTCTGCTACTACCTCGCCTTGTGAATTACAAGTAGGGCATTGATGTACTTCGGTATAAGAACCATTGCTCTCTCTTAAATAACCATTGCCTTTGCAATGATCACATATCACTTTAATCTTTTGCTTTGCCATTCGCTTTACCACCTTTGTTATCTAAAAAAAATCTGATAAGTCTTCCAATCATTTTAGATCTTGTCCTATTTGTTTTAGTTGCAAGTACCCCTAACTTTTCCCAGTCATCGCGAGGAACAGATAGTGATTTAAATTTACTTGGATCTGCCATTGATTTCCTTTCTTGTTTTAATTTTTCTCACATATGGGAATTTATCCCAAAAAATATAATTTGCAAGTATTATTTTTTTAATATAAAAAGAAGTTCTCTTCTCACACCTTTTGTTTGTTCGTCCCTTTCTTGGGACGGACAGACAGTTTAGAACAATTCTTAAGTAGTAATTTTACCTTCGTCTTTTATGGGAGTACATTTGTATTGTGGATACAACTGTGAGTTGAGTATTATATCTGGAGTAAATATACTATCGGACCCAAATAATATTTCATAGGCATCACCTAACCCATCTTGGACACATTCATAATAACTATTTTTGATAGCTGGGTATTCAGGTGGGTTTCTACATTCGCCCTCTACTGCAGAGCAGATGTAAACTATTAACATCCACTTCATCTAACGTCCTTGGCCCTTATAGCGTGTCAATTTTTTTTGTAATTTCTTTTTCTTGTTTAATGATTTTGTGTGAATCCCTCTACGCTTCTTGGGTTTATCTCTTGGTACAAAGTGTGTAAATTTTTGTTTAGCCATCTTCGTCTAGCCATTCTTTGACAAATGGTTTAGCATCTTTTGGAGATGTTATAACTGGTAGATAAGTTATTTTACCATTAACGTGTTGTTCTAAATCTGATCCACAACTCATACATCTAAAAAAAACTACATCAATGTTTACCAACATAGTGAATTGATCACACGTTGGACACTTACCATTAACAACTTCTGTTTTAAATGTGAGTTTATTTTTTTTTGGCATCAATCAAGTATTAACTTTTTAATTGATAAAGATCCATCGATATTTGTTTCAAGTTCTGCTTTTGATTTTATACATTGATGAGTAATATTACCACCCTTGTCTCCACGGTCCGCAATCCTTTTACCTTTTAAACACATTGCCA